CGACGCAAACGCCGCGTATCCTTCTCGTTTTGCCGTTTTAGCCTTTCTACGATACAAAGTCTCAATATTTACACCCGTCGTTTCAAGTGACTTTGCCTGTTTCAGAGATTGACGCAGGGTATCCCGGAGGACCATCTGAGGTGTGCCTACTACCTCAACACCTGAACTCACGTATTCCATAGTCTGCTTCGCCCGAATACGATGTCCCTCATCTCGTACTAACGCAGCCTGTTTGTAATAATCGTCTCGAGTTAGCGCCCCCTGCTCCTTGAGCAAAGACGAATTCTCCAACCCAGATAATAAAGACGACCAACCAGAAATTAAACTACCGCCGGCCTGTAACGCCCCTCCGAATCCTGCCATTATTCTTCCTCCCCAACGTCAACCGAAGGTATCACCGCGAGTAACTCCATCGGAAGTGGCTGATCCTGTACAAAAACAAAACGTGATTCATTCGCATACCCATCCTGTATTGGTACCGGCTTTAATCCCGAAAACAATGTGGGCGGCATATCGTAATAACTTGCGCTCGAACGCCGATATAGCAACTCCGTGAGCTTGTACAAGCCCTTGAGCGACATACCAAACTTCCCTCCAAGGGTGTTTCTCAACTTAACAAACATCTGCTCCGCAGAACGCCTCCGAGCCTGGATCGTACCCGGCACTCCAGTAACCTCTTGATCCAACGATCGTCCTATTCCGGTATATCGTAACCCAAGAATCACATACCGACTCGGGTAATCCAGCGTAACACCCCCATCTGCTACTGTTTCGTTAGGGTGCACGCCGCCATCAGTCAATACCCCGATCTCTTCTCCTTCAAGATGCCCCAACCCTCCGATCTCTGTCACTGTGAGATACCAGCCGCCGGACGCGAACGTGAGACTTGTGAATGTCTGCTTTATCTCTACAACAACTTCTGTCTCGGAAGTGTATTCGATGATCTCCGCAATGCCCGCTTCGTCTCCGGTAAGATACTTAGCGAATATAAACTGCCCGACACTGTCCGCCGTGAACACCGACGCCCCTGCTGTAGCCACCACCGACGCCCCAGTAAGCGCGGCAAGCGTAAGGGTAGTTGTTTGTGTGGTGTCGAGAACTAAAGCGCTGTCGAGTCGAACAAATTCCTTCTGCTGCTCGAACACTAATTTCCTGTACCGCAGGGTATCATCATCCTCGTTATCCTCGCCTGTGAAACACTCAGATGAATCCAATACTATGGGGTCCTCAGATATGTACTCTACATACCTACGCGTGGCACCGTCAATCGTACGCTCTACTATAAACCCTACCTGATCATGCCCGACTACACGTGGTTCTACCACAACACTAAGGGCTTTCCCATCCCCGCCAAGAGCTATCCGTGCCCACCCCGCTACGTCGTCCGACTCCAAAATCGTACACGACAACGGCACCCCATCATCCCGGATCGCGTATATCATATCCGGCCGCCCTTTTGCGAAGGCTATCTGAACAATCCCGCCCGTAGTGATCTCGTCAGCTATAATATTCTTGTCAAACGCCTTATACGAATCCTCCGTAAGCGTATACCCAAAACTTCTAAGCGTTAAACTACCCTGCTCGATATAATACGTCTGCGTACCCACTAACACGGGCATCATGTCCGCAACCCCGACACTCGCCACAAGATTCACGTCAATCGATGTAGGCGTGATTGCAATACCGTCCTGCCCACCGTTTGCCTTATACGCACCACTCGAAGCCCCGATAATCATAAATTTCTCATTACCACTGAACCAGTATATTCGGTGTGCCTGGAAATTTTGCGCGGTGAGTATAAACACCATGCCGTCTGTGTCCTCTACCCCGGGAGAGAAATCATCATACTCCGCCTCCCCAGTATTCGGATCCGGACCACGAGAAAGCCAAAACACATCCGGATCAGTGTTAGTCCCACCTACCGCCATCCGGCCTCCGTAAAAACCCCCCGCTCCAGGAAAATCATCTATCTTGGTAAACGGACCTCGGATCAATTCGACTGTACCGTCTGACGACCAAGTAGTGTACCCAGATGTATCAATATCCTCTCCGAGTTCATTAGTGAGGCTGAAGGTATTTGCATTGACGTATTTAACCCAGAAGAATAATCCGTTCAATTCTGTCATGCCGACTATGCCGGAAATATAGATTTTATCTCCTGTGGCAAGACCATGGGTATTTATTGTTACCACTCCAGGATCAGCTTTCGTGACACCGGTAATAGTCAAAGGCGCGTCCCTGACAAGCGATACTTTCCCGCCTTCTGTGTACGCTACATATGCCGATGTATTCACCGCTGCTCCGGCAAGAGTCTTGAGACTGAAGGTATTCGCGCCAACATACACCACCAAATACTCCGTCTTATTAAGCTCGATCATACCCTCAACTTGGGCAATGTACACCCTATCATCATTCGCAAGACCATGAACTTCGGCGGTAGTAATCACCCCCGGGTTTGCTTGCGTGATACCTGTAATATTCAGATCTGCCGAATATCGGGTATACGCGGCAACTGACCAAGATGTAGCCCCAGCCCGAATAAGTACCCGTGGTTCCCTATTCGGGTGAAAAATATACATAAGATCAGCGGTACCACAATACTTTATCTGCGGTCCCTCCGTTGCCGTGTACGGAGACGCAATCTCATACACTCGAGCAACTGTACCTCCCGCGGTAAACGCATCAAAATCCGTCGTATCTATGGCGTTCCCATCAATATCTTTGAGGGAAAACGTATTTGCCCCAATGTACACCACAAGAAAAAATTGGCTGTTAAGTTGCGTCATTCCGCCAACACCGGTGAAGTAAACCTCGTCACCGGTAGAAAACCCGTGTCCGGTTACCTCAACTACACCCGGATTCGCTCGCGAAACACCAACAATATTTTTCGCAGTCTCGAGCGTAACTCCACCGTCGTGGTGAATACGGATCTTGTAATCAGTAAACTCAAGGCTGTATGCCTGTTCGATATTAAACCTGAAAGGCGTAGCCCACGCATCGCTGTTTAACCGGGTATGAATACTATGAAGGGTACCCGGACGAAACCGGCAGCCCCCGGTCAAAAGAGGGGTGAAATTCTTACAAATCTCAAGACCGCTTTTGTAAAACGGCCTGTCTATGCGCCCCCATACTGTAGGAGAAAGCTCCCCCGACGCAAAATTGTTTTGGAAAAAATTTACACTCATGTGAAAAGGTGGACGCCGTCAGACGCCGTTGATCTGCGTCCTGAACTCCTGGCGTTCAATAGGGGGCTATTAAAAATTACTTTAGGGGGGTTCTCTTGCGCGTTCTTCGCCCGAGCTTTGGCTTCCCAACGATCGCGAAATTTTTCCATCGCCGTGATACTTTTATTCAACCCGGTAAGGGAATTCCCAAACATCACGGCAAGCTCACCTACCAAAAACATAAGAAAAATGGGGTCAAAGGTCGCCACATCCTCGATATCCCAAACGTAGCACATTTTCAGGGACACTGCGCCTTCATTATCGATAAGTAGCCGCCTTCCCTCAATAACAAACTCTCGAATAGGGTCGTTTATCGGGTCGTCCCCTATGTAAACATAATTCACATAATCGTTTGGGAGGACGTATGCGTCAGCATACTCAAATGCCGGGGCCGTGGCGTCTCTTGCAAGAGTAGCCCTTTTTCGAGCGAAATTCCAGGGGAACATACGAAGAACCGATCTACGAGTAGCATCATACCACCGGGCGGCCAACGTTTCTTCATCACCTACCGGGTCGTCAATACTCTCAACAAGAGTGTTATGACGTAAAAGATCGAGGGATAAGTTACAAACTTCCACCGGTGATATTGGAGCGCTCATAACTTATCCCTCGCTTTCGTTCTTAAACCCGTCTCTCGATCTTACTCGACATATTCGATAACGCCGGAAATAGTGCCGGTATCCGCACCTGCGGTGTTACCGGTAATGGCGATATCAAACGAGCCGTATTTATCCACATCGGCAGCGGCAATAGACGCGATCTGCCACGCCTCTTTACCGACATCTGCTATCGCTACCAGATATTCAGAGGTAAGCGTAGAGATACCGGTGTGTGGATCAAGCCCATCTTTGAAGCAATCCTTATCAATCTCGGCACCGCCGACTTCTAACGGCTTATAGAGCCCGATATCGATATCCGTGAGGCTGGTAATGGCATCAACTGCGAGAGTTATTTGCACAATTTTCGCTTGAGGAGATATCTTACCTACTCTCCACACGGAAGCATCAACATCCCCTGCGGCCTTTTCGAAAGAGAAAAGGATTTTCTTTACCGTTGCACCGCAGAAACGAGCGGATACATCGGCATCAACGGCTTTACTCGAAGCATTCTGAGTAACAAAATCGTTGTACGCAGACATTTATCTACTCCTTTCTTATGCGGTGAGCTTTATCTTCTGAACCCGGACGCCAGCAGTACGAACGGCGCCAAGCTCTTTGATAACGTTAATAATGCTCGTCTCGATCTTGGTCGGATAGTCTTTGACTTCAACTTTCCGGTCAAGCGAAATACCGAGCGCGACGCCCTTCTGCGCGAGAGCGAAGGAATAGCGGTACGTATCGGCCCCGATCTCAAGAATCGGATCAGTGATAGATGTACCGGCGCCAAAGGCCACCAGATCCATGCCCATTGCACTGGTGATAATGCCTTTGTTGATGACGTACTGAGTAGTGTAGTCCCCGCTGGTGAGCTCGACTTCACTCATCAGATCAGTATGCTCGTCACCGGAAACACCGATGACAATGGGAACCTGACCCTGGTTTCCGACTTCAGCATCGATGAAGTTAGCCCGGATCTCCAGCAACTTCTCGTACGTAAACGCGGTAGACGCGTCCACAGAAAAAATACCATCGTTCGCTGCCGTAACTTCGGTTGCAAAATTACGACCGGTATATACGACTGCAAACATCGCATCATAGATCACACGGTCCGTCTCACGCTCCACCGCCGCGATACACAGAGCAGCAAGCTGGCTCTGCGGATCAGTCAACATACCACGAACGTCCTTGTTATCAACAAGGAGCGTCACTACTACTCTTTCCCGGGACATTTTACGCCGGGTAAACTGAGCCTCTACGGGCTGAATATCGGGATTCCTGCCGTTCGCACGATACGTCTGAACTTCGGTAAGCCCGTCATAAGCGAAATCATCGCCATTGATGGGTTTCCGAACCACGTAAGGCGTAAGGCGGGAAGTCATCTGCTGTTCCTGGACATCCAGAGCAGCATTAAACTCGGTAATCTGGACCACATCGTAAGACATGACTTCTCCCGGTTACTGTGAACTTCGAACGTCTCCGTTCAAGTTTTCCACGATCCCCGGTTTTACTCCCCCGGACGTCTCAACCCGAATAATGATTTCAGTTGCCACTTTCACCGCTGCCCGGCTTCCTACACCGGACGGTTACTCCTGACGTCGCTGATAACACATTCTTACCACAACAACAAATAATGTCAAGAAATATTTTTACCCCCCGCCCTGCAACTTCTTTAGTTTCCCGCGGATGACATCCATCTTTTGACCTAACTCCGCGTGTTTCGGGCGGTCCTTAAACGGGTCCGTCCAACAAGGATCACGCATAATAGTCTGCATTTGAGCGACAAGGGTTTCTTTGGTTTCACCGCCTGTCCCGCCGGTTCCCGCCGCGCCCCCACGGAACGGATCCTCGCCAGAAAACTTCTTGACCGTCGTGTCTATCGCTGCAAGAACCACCGCAAGCTGGTTGTCGTCCATATTGGCGAGCAGAGGCTTCACATTCTCAGGAAGGTTTGCTGCGAGATAGGATTTCCCGTTGGCGAGAATCGCGTCCTTCTTATCGCCAAAGAACTCAGTAGCCATTTTGGTGAACGACGCATCACGCGCTTGTGTCGCTTTCTGATCTGCCGTATAAAGTGTCTTGAGCAACCCGGACATCAAAATCTTTGCCTGATACGGACTCGCTGACGCTGCATGGATAATCGCCCTTAGTTCCTTGCTCTCCCCCGCCTTCTGAACAAACTCCGGAGGAACCCCCTCGATCTGAGGGACCTTGTATGCCCCTGCGTCTGCCGGCCGGTGTTTCACGTGGAACGCGTTCCACTGTTCATCCGTCGCGTTCTCGTCCGGGACCGCCCGTTGCCCTAAAAGTACCTGGGCTCCGTCAAAACCTTTAACGAGATCGCCAAAGGTATTGAGATTCTTTGCGTAAGGTTTGCTACGGATTTCCTCAGGCAATAACGCCCGAAATCCGTCGCCCTGAATCGCTCCGAGAGATTCGGATGTTATGGGTGCCGGCGCCGGAGGCGTTCCTGTTGGCGGGGTACCCGCCGGAGGCGTTCCTGTAGGTTCTAGCATTACTCACTCCTTTCGACTGTGTTTTTTGTCTCCGCGGTCATTAAACGCCGCAAATCGTGATAGACCGATTGACGACCGACATTATACTCCAATGACGTCGTTTTTACTTCCCCATCAGATCCGATAACTACCGGGTTGATCGCATATCCGGATAGTTGCATCACATATTTCAGAACCATCCTTACGTTCGGATTGTCCACTCCGTTGATCGCCAATCGAGCGGCTTCTTCCTCCCGCTGTTTTTTCTCGCGTGCTTCTTTCAACTCCTGACGTTTTTTCTCCATCCCCTCTGCGTCTGTCATCACATCACCATAGAGGCGTAGGGATTACCCCCGCCATTTGTCAAACCATTCATCCCGGCTCGTGTCGCCTCTGCTTGGGCGTTCTGTTGGGCCGCTGAGCCTTGCTTGGCCCCTACTTCTGCCGCTATCTGCGCTTGCTGCATCTGAGCTGCCGCTGCCTGGGATTCCTGATACGCGGCAAGCGCCTTCTCAAACTCCTCCTCTGACACAATCGCATCTGGCGGTGCCCCGTACAAATCTCTCACTATCGGCATCGTCTTTTTCTTGTCCAGCCAAAGCAACAATTCCGGTACCACCCCGCTAAACCCCGCTGCAAACTGCCACAGCGAAATCATACCACGTGTCTCTTCTGACCGCAGTATCCGCGCTGCGGGAGAAATGAATTCTATGGGGTATATCTCGACCCCCTGATCCCGAAGTTCAAGAATCTCGTCTGGTATAAGCAAAGGCCTCTTACCCGCGGCGAGCATTTTAATATCCAACTCGGATCCCGCCTCGACACCTAATTCCCCATCTTCCTCGAGAATCGCTAACGACCGGCGGATTACCGGAGTGAGTTTTTCATCAATCTGACGACTGAAAATAGCTCCGGTGTTATCTGACCGAAGCTCATTACGAATCTGTGCTTCGCCCAAAGTCATACGGGTAGAGTTATTGAGATCCGTCAGTTTGTCGTTTAAGAAATGCGCCTTAACTTCATTCACAAGATATTCAAACAGTTTCATTGCCGGAGCCAACGGACCCACAGTGCCAATTTGTCCGATAGGCGCCATGCCGGTTATCCGAGACGACGTAGCATCAATGGGTATCACTCCACCCGGAGACCGATCTATGGTGCCATTTCCGAATGTCCCGTCGTCCAATACGTACCACGATGGGAGAATGGAAAGCTCTCCACCCTTGGTGATTATCTCCACCAGCGCGTTCAACTCTACAGTGGGACTGAGTGCAGTGTACCCTGGCGACCGTCCGTATTCTTCACCCTCGTTCTTGTAGAACCGAGACACGATAATCGAGTTTCCGTTGAAGCCCGATTGCCGCACAACAATCTTGTCATCCTCGAGAATGTGGATAGACTCGTACGAGTACGAGAGCACCCCTTCCGTAGCGCCCGTAAATTCCTCTCTTGGTCGGACAACCCAACAAACTTTGAATTTCGTGTCCCGATTGTTCGCATCCAGAGCGGCGACAACTTTCGGCGTCCGGGCTACCTCACCATACTCGCGCACGAGTTGGAACGCGTCAAACTCGAATTCGTAAAATTCCTTGTAGACTCGCCCCTGTGCGTCCTCAAACACGTAGAGATTCTTGAGCGGGAGCGCACGATACTCGAGTTTGTTTGTGTTCCCCGGCTGCCCAAATTTGTCGTTCCGAAACACCCCTATCGCATCGGTCCCAAACGCGCTACCCTCGAGTAACGCTTCTTGCCGCGCGGTGCCCCACCCAGATCGTTCGTGCTCAATCTGTTCATTTGCCCGGGCGTTTATCTCGGAATAGAAATCCTTCACTTCCTGACGCCCACCCTTGTATTGCCGGGGAACGACGATACGGAAGGTACGACCCTTTTTCCAAAGCGCCCCATCAAGAGACGACACCATCGTTTGAAGTGCCTGCCCGGCGGTGTTATCTGTTACATCCTCGGAAGTATAAAAATTTCCAGCAGCTATTCCGGCGGAGCCACTGGAAAACCCCTGTTTTCGTTGCGTCATGTACTTGGCGATCAACTCCCAAACCGCTTCCCATTGCGCCCGGCGGGTCTTTGCAGCGGAGAGTTCCTTCAGGATCGCGTCAATCTGGGTTTCTGTCATACAAACAAGCCCCCGAGCAAAATGAGACCGTCAACAGTGTTAGGCATTTCAGAATACCCCCTGAGAACCCGTGGAGCTGTCCATTATCCCGGTGGGCGTTGTGAAGTAACGAGAAAGCCGGGCAAGTCGTCGCTGTGCTGATTGTGCCTCAACGCTATTTTCGCCTGTGATCGTGGGATTTACAACCCCTGCGGCTGCTGGTCCTGCTTCGTCTTTCTTGAGCCCGGTCATTTTAGCGAACCCGCCTCCAGCATCCCCGCCAAAAAGATTCATTGTTGCACCCACGGGAGAAAAATCTACAAGTTTCTCAATCACATCGCTCATCAAGACCTCCGTGTACTGCGTAATGTTGACACAAATCTAACTTCTTTCTTCACACCCCCGATAGTACCACCGTTCTCGTTTTTGTCAACAACTTTTTTACGGACCGGGTATGCGAAGGTGAGAACAGCGGCGTCCAGTTTGTTCGGCGACCACCCGAGATCTTTTTTGATATCATCCTTGGAGACGAGATAAATTACCTGGTTACTGGTTTCTTTCTCGACCGGGATCGCGCCTATCTCAGTGATGAACTGTTGGTCGTCAGGAATAGACACATCCGGGTCGAGGAACCACTCCCGAAAGTCACAGTGCATCTGAACACGCATATTCCGGTGCCGCTGAGGATCTATCGCTTTCTCCCCAAAATGCACTCCCTTCACAAGACGTTTACTGTATCCGAGCTCGTGCAACCTGTCCATCGCCCCATGCTCGTTGGTCGTATCAAACACCACAAGATCGGGCTTTTCCCGATCAATAATTTTAGCTATCCGTCCGGCAAGCCGCATATCCCGCTCGCTTCCGTCGTCCGCCCTGATCGTCTCGAACGGGTGTATCTTACGCCCTTGTCGTCTAGCTATTTCAGTATCGTCACCTGTACGCCCTTGGTCGATACCGATGACCAGGGGAGCATAGATGTTCTCGGAAATCTTTCGCCCCCGTGCCAGATACACCCGGGCAAGATCAAAAAACCGCCCCTCGGCTTTCACAAACGCCTCTTCGGGATTGAATGGATACTCCTGGACAAATTTCCATTCCTGGTCGCTGAATGATGAAATCTTCCTGCGGCGCCACGCCAGATGCTCGAGCGTCAAACCATCTGCCTTGTGTAACTCGTAATATTTTTGCTCTTTGTCGTTAAGATCGCACTCACGCAAACCCGGAGTGTCCTTGTAGCCGTCGTCGTAATACCAGGGTATGAATACGAGAATGAAGCCGTTCTTTCCCGCTATGGCCCCCATGACGAGGTTGTAAAAGAAGTTCCCGGGGCCATTGGCGGTGGACTCGAATATGACCTCTGTCCCAGCTACGTCCGCAACCGTCTGCATAAGGCCGGTGCTTAACTGGTCTGCGTTCTCATAGAAGGCAACCTCAGAACCGTGGAAAAGCTGCACCGTCATTCCACGGCCGATCTGGGCCGATCCGGCTGTACCGACCGTGTAGCTCGATCCCCCTACCATGACCATAGCACGTTCGGTATCCTTCTCCAGGGGGATCTGGAAATCGGTGGGGAGATTCTGGCGAAATTTTTGCGCCATCCCAAAAATCTTTATCGTGGATTCTACCTGATGGGCGAGAACAAAGGCAGAAAGGTTAGAGCGGAAATTTGTACGGTGGAAGTATCTGGCCTGGACGTACGTCGTGCAGCCCAATTGTCGGCCCTTGAGGATGATCGCCCGAACCATCCCTGTCTCGCGTCTCTGTTTCTCGAGTTTTTCGTGGATAGTACGTTGAGCACGGTTGAAGGCAAGCGGGAGAATCGCCCCATCCTTTGCGACTATCTTGAGGCATTTACTCGAGTAATACGGGAGATCAGAGACCAAGCGCGTCAATATCGATTGCTGCTCTGTTGTCAGCCCCACCTGCAACCTCCTTTCCATCGCTTCGAGCGATCTGGCTCAAGAAATCCGCAAGCGTTCCGGTAGCCGTGATAGTCTGCTGAACCGGCTTGCCCATCAATCTGTCCAGCAACCGCGACAATGCGTCGGTATCGCCGTTGGCGGCTTTGACTGCTGTCTCGTACAATGCCGCTTCCAGCAGCGTCATACCGATACACGCGGCGTTTTTCCCGCCATACGGCATCGCTACCACGTCACGGATCTGTTTGGAGATCTCAGATGGGGTAAGGCGCTCCCCGCCGGTGGGAACGACTTCTCCCCCGACTATGGCTATACCTCCGCCCTTGGGGTAGAAGATACCATCCGTCTCGCTGGGCATCTTACAATTCGTCTACCACGCTACCAGACACCGTCGGTTTCGGGGGTTTCTCGATCATATCCTTCCGGGGAGGGAGAGTATCAGAAACCTGGTTCATTGCCATAAATGCACGCTCTTCGCTACGGATCCGATCCTTGCGTGGTTTGGCGGCCAGAAAGGAATCGGGAGACTCGAAATAGTCAAAAATGTCGGAGCGGAGTTCGTCGATATCAAGATACTCGTCCACGTTGATAGGGATGGATTTGGCAGTTAAAAGCTCCCGGAGCTGTTCCCGGGACCTCAGGTTGATCGGCAAGTCCGTCCCGCTGCCCACCACTTCGTCAATGGACACGAACCGGATACGCGCAAAATCAGGGAACTCCCGGGCAAGAAGTATGGGCATGAACCGGCGCTTCAACAGGCCGCGAATGTTGATTATCGATGACTCCGCATACTGTGGTTCCGACAACTTCGTGTCGGGATTGATTTTCGTACCGATGTATTTCCGCACCGTCTCGCGGAAAATCTCCATGGACGGAAACCGCACTTCCTTCGTGAACGAGCGGATACCTTTCTGTGTGTCCGTCTTGTAGTAATACTGTCCGTGCGTGCGGACGAGAATACCGCCTCCCGACTCCGCGATTGCGTCCCTGGTTTTCTGTTTCGCCATTCTGTTTCCTCCCTTGTGGGTTGGTTGTGCTCAGACGTCCCTTGCGCCTTATTGTGCTACCTTACCACACAGAGGCGGAGGTGTCAAGAACTATTTTTAGTCGTGGTGGTATGTGGGGTATGTGAGCATATTGATTTCAGAATTTTTAATATTTTATTTGTGGGGGTGGGTCTATTTAATTCTAAAAGCGGGACGTGCGCTGGATGCCATACGTATCGACCAACAACCCCCGGGGTGGGTAAACAGAAATACAAAACCCACAAGGTATAACAACCTGAACGGGCGCTCAATCAACAGAGAATTGACACTCACACAACAACGTGTTGTGCATGACACACAACAAACACAACACGCACAACACAAACACATAACACACAATGCACTATAGGATTGTTGTGGTGTATGGGATTGTTGAGATACTTGGGGGTTGACCTTGTGGGGATTGTGATTGTTGGTGTGATTGTGTGTCCTTGTGTGTGATTGTTTGCGTGATTGTGTTGAGTGCAAAGAAGTGGCAGTGTTTCGGGGGAAAATACATACAGTTACCCGTATATTACATACTCGTAAATAATTACTCCTTACGCGCGCCTATATTTTTTTACTATTCCCCTATTCACAGCAAAGTATATAGTAAATCGATCGAGAGTAAAAGACTTCTTCAATGTCTCCACAAAGTAAACGAACCCCACAACAACGTGCAACGGTATATCAATCTCCCACGAACCCCGACAAGCCCAACAAGCCCCACGACCCACGCGATACAAAAAATACCAAAAATAACCCTTGACAATATCCGTCCTTGTGATATACTCATAGTATCAGGCAAGAGACCTGACAGCGACAGCGACAGCGACGGAGAAACCGAGCTCAACAGCTCAACAGCGACGGAGGGAAAATGAGACAAGTACGAGAGACAAAAGCGGGAAAGTCAATATCAGCATGGATTATTACAAGAGGCCAGCGCCATGTTGCGACGGTACAAGCGTACTATGGCGATAGCGGCCGTGTTCAAGTGGACGTATGGCACGCCAGCCGGATGACGGATGGTACATTCCCAGAACTACAACAGCGATCCGCAAGCGGTTATGGGTATGACAAATTAACGGCGGCGTTATCCGGCCTAACGATTGACGGCATCCGGCTGCACGATCACGCCGAACCAGCCGAAAAAGGCTCTTGCGAAGGCTTGCGCGGCGCTAATTGGGACGCGGCAAAAAAGGATTATGGAAACTATTTTTACGCTCCCGGGCTCGAGATACTAACGGCGCTTGGATATACTGTTATTCAAGCTATATAAACCACAAGCAGCGGTACAAATAGGAGGGCAGAAAACATGAACAGTCAGACCAGAACAGAGAAGATCGCGCAGCTACTCAAAGACAGCCGACAGCTTGACGGCCTGGAC